GTTTAACTGAAACTTGACCTGTGAACTCAGTAGTTGTTCCATCTTTTAATGTTTCTTTAAAAGATAGATTTTCTCCTGATGCTTCATATGCTCTTAATACACGATAAGGGCTGTCTTTTGCTGTGTTATCATATTTGAATTTATAAGTAATATCCCCTGGATCTCCAATACCCATTTCATACATTTTTTGAGTATCATCTAAATCTGTATTTTCAACTTTTTCAGGATCTACACCGATTTCAGGAATTTCTTTTAATCCTTTTAATTTTGTATAAGTAGTTACTGTTTTGCTTTTAAATTCTAATTTAGCACCATTCGCTAACATACATTTTCCTCCTTGACTTTTTAACTTGTATGATAAATAAACTGTTTATCACAGTCTATAATTGCTTCATATCTCATTTGTTTATGTTTTAAACCGCTAGGATCAGGAACATCCGAACATGACGTTCTTAAAAAACCTAAACCTGCCATTACTTCATCTACATCACACGCAGTTTGTGATGTGCTTTTATTATCCCAAATATCAATTCTATATCGAATGAATGAGGATTGTTCTTTATCATCCGTAAAGTCAGCTACTTTATTTTCTTCCTCAACATATTGCACCGCAGGTAAATCGGCCCAGTTTTGAGGATAAGCGTCACTTACATTCTTATTTTTTTGAGAAAGTTCTTTATAAACAATATCTTTAACATTTATCATTTATTACATATCTCCTTTAGTTTCTTCCTAAATAATCTTTCAGTATTTTTTGCTATTGCTTGTTCTTGATCATGAAGTGCAGGATACATAAAAGGCCTAGCCATTTGTCCTCTTGTACCATAACCAATGACATCTCCGTTTTTATAGATGATTTTAAAGCCATATCCCTTAGCTTTATCAACTGGCATTGCATCAGCTGGAATCATCCACCCCGTTTGTTTATATTTAGGATTTACTTCAGGTGATATTCCTTGATGATTTGCCTCTCCATTAGGACCAGTACCAAATTCATAATAAGGTGCATACTTTGAATTGGTATATACAGTAGAAGAAACTATGCCTTCTTTTACTTCGTTTTTAACTCTAACTGAACGAGTTAAAGCACCTGTATCACTTGAAATCAAAAGCTTTGCTTGACTTTGGACAATTACCCCTGCTTGTTTAACTGCTCTCATAGTTACTTCTTGTCCTGCACCTGAATCTAGTTCAGATAATTTTTTTATGAGGTTATTAAAATCTTTATTTGTCATATTTTCTCAATTCCTATAGCTTTAAAACGCTTAAATTTTTGGATGCTGATAACTTTATAAGCAACTCCCTCATAATTTATCATGTCGTGTTCTTTAATCTCTAGAGAGCCATAATAATGCATATTTAACATATCATTTACACGCATTCCATAAAGTTCAACTTGCAGTTTAGAACTGACTGGCCATATCAAAGCTTTATCTACACATGATTCATCACTATAGCTTTCTATAATATTACCTTCATCATCTTTTGAAGGATTATATTTATTCAGTTGAAATGTCTTGAGACTTCTTTTTTTCATTCTGTAATCTCCTTGCATAAGGTGATAAGCGATAATTGGTAATACCTGATAAAATAGCATCTTCAGTTAAATAAGATTCACTTTCTCCACCCTCATTATAAGAAGCTAATCCTTCATTACCTTGCTTGTTATAACGAGCAATAGCAAGTTTTAATACAAATGGATATAGATCATCTATCAACTCACTTCTATTAGTTTTAGATAAAACTGTGCGCTTTGAATTTAATATAAAAGAAGAAACCAATGTATCATCAGTTTCTCCTGTTAAATTCTTAAATTCTTCTAAAAGATTATCCATTTTGCTTAATAACAGCAATCAATTCTTCTTTTGTAAGTGAGTCAATATTTTCAATTCCTAATTCTTCAGCATATGCCTTTAATTCATCTAATTTCATTTTGGAAACAGGTTTATTAGGTTTTATGCTTTCATCAATGCCTTCTAATTGTTTGATTTGCTTATTTAAATCATCCAAAGAATCGCTAACGATATAATTCAATGGATCACTTCGACAAATTTTTATAACATCTTTATTTAAACACTCTGTAGAAACAGTTGTTTTAATATTGTAAATATAAGCCATTTACTGCACCTCCTATGATGGATTTGCAGTTAATACTGCAATACATTTAGATTGGAATACTTTAGCACCATATACATGTAATCCTTTTACAGCATCACTAAATCTTTTTTCAGGTCTATATGCTTCAGTTGATAAAATTTGTTCAGCGTAAGAACCCGCTTCATCTGTTCCACCAATAATTTTGTATTTTGTTTTAGCAGTATTTGGAACATTGTTAGAAACATAAACAGTAAAACCTGCAGCTTTACCAACTTCCCCACCTTCTAAAATTGCCTTATTATAATCAGTTCCATTTCCCACAAAACGTTCATCTTTTAATAATAAGCCATGATACCAAGCTGGAATAACTACCCAACGTCCTACTGTAGGTACATTCGCTTCAGTTAATTTAACACCTAAATCAACAAGAAAATCATAAGCAGTATCTTTTGTTGGCACTTTTGGAGTTGTATCACTACCAATAGTATTATCAGCATGAACGTTGATAGCTAATAAGTTAGCTGCAAAAGCATCAACAACATCATTCATACCATAAGCAGCTCTTTCCATTGCTTTATCCATTAATTTAGGATTTGTTTGAGCATTATCAACATCTTCAACAGCAAAGTTGAAATATTTAGCTTGATCAATCTTTAATTCTTGTTGTTCTCCAGATAAATCTTCAGGAGCTTCAATATCTTCACCTTTTGTATAATCTTTAATTGTTACGTTACCAATTTGATTTACTTTGACAGTATCACCAAAGTTCTTAATTTCCCCTTCATAATCTCTATTTAATAAGTTTAAATATACATGTCTTTTATCTAAATGTCTTAAAAGACGTGCACTCCAAATTGTTGGAATAAAATTTGCTACCGACATATTTTAAATATCCTCCTATTTTTGATTTGACATAATTTTTTGAACTTCATCCCAGTTTTCATTAATTTCTTTAGCTGACATATTTTTAATCGATTCTAAAGAGATTGTTGTATTTCCTGGAACTTTCTTCATTGGAGCATTGCCCTTGATTTTTTCTTCAACTGCTTTTTCTACTGCACTTTGAAATGCTTTTTCTACAACTTCAATGCTCTTTTTACAAGATTCAGCATCAGTTAAATTAAGAATTTCAGCAAGTTCAGTTGGAATTCCTTTATCAGCTAATTGAACTTTAGCTTGAGCAGTCAATTCTCTACGAGTAATTGCAGCTTCTCTATCATCTAATTCTTTACTTCTTTTTTCTTCCTGATACTTTTTCTTTTCTTTTTCGCTCATTGTTTCTAATTTTTGAGCTTCAGTTTTTTCATCTTCTAAATGCTTTTCCCAAGCTTTACGTTCTTTAGCAATTCTTCCTTGAACGATTTTATCTAATTCTTCTTGGGTAAAAGTTTTTATTTCTTGACCACCTTCACCACTATCTTGATTATCTTGGCCAGTTCCTTGATCATCATTTCCTGAACCATCTCCGGAATTATCATCAGCAAATAATTGAATATCTAAAGGAAACATAAATTTCTTTTTCATAAATACCTCCAGTTAAAGTCCGTAAGACTATCCCATCTTTTAATGTCGTAAGTTTTTGGACAATAAAAAAAGACAATTTCAAACTGTCTATTTATTAGAATTATTTTCTTTTATTTCTTCTACAACTTTCGCATTCAACAACTCTTTTATGCGATTAGCATCATTGACTTCAAATACATCACCAGCATACCTAACGACACCTGTATTTTTATCAATCATATTGCAAATAACTTTAAGTTTTGCCATATTTCTTCTTGTTCCTTTCTAATGATTTGTTTTTAGATTTTGGTGGTGGTACATAACAGTCATATTTTTCATAACGAATGCGGCCGCAAATCATGCACATATATTGAATTTTCTTAACCAAACAGCTTCTCTTTTTATCAAAGTATTGTTCCGTACGATACTCAAACTCTTGGTGATGATGTGGTCTTAATCCTTCCGCCATAAATAATCTCCTTTCTTTAAAGTTTTTTATAATTTATCAATTTTAAATTTAGCTATAATGCAAGATATTAAACTTAATAAAACAATTAACACTTGAATTAATAACGGACTTAATACAATCCACCATGACCAAGTTATAAAGCCTAATATTTTTGCTATAACAAAAATAATTAATAATGCATTTAACATTGGCATTCTCCTTTCTTTAAAGTTGAACAAAAGAAAAACCGACTATTTGTCGGCTTCATCTCTAAATGCATCTTCATAATTTAATTTTCCTGAATTTAAAACAAAGTCCCTATCTCGCTTCATTTCCTCTAATTCTTCCTGAGTTTCGACATGCTCACCAACAATAATTTGGTCAACATTCTCATATGTTTGATAAAACATGTAATTTACACCATCATTTAGCGTTGGGTACAATTCAGCTTCAATAGTTGCTAGTGCCAAAGAAACTTGTAATGCAAACAAAGGGTCACCATCAAAAGAAGGACCTAAATCATTTAAATGGAACATGCCAACTGATTGATCATTGCTATTAAGATATGTCAATTTTAAATCATGTTTAAGACTAGCATATTCATTTGACATTTTTATCACCCTTTTCTTTCTTAATGATTTTGTTTTTCATGCTATTTAACGATTCTTTTGTATAATTTCTATATACCCAAGAGTTATTATCTTTTCCTGATACAATGTTTATATTAATATTTGCATCTATAACTTCTTGTTTTCCTATAAGTTCATTATACACTGAATTACAACTAAAACACATATCTTTTTGAGATAGAATATAGATTTCTTGTTCTTTTAATTCACCTTTCAATACCTGATCATAAATATATTCAAAAAACTTGTATTCCGTATCATACTCTCTTGTATAATCATTTTCATGACCTTTATACGGAACAAGCTTAGTATGCGGATGTAATCTTTTAATTACTGGTGATGTTATTAATTTACTTTTATCACCTTTATAATTATTGAAAACATCATCATTTGTACTTGATATTCTACTAGATGCAATAAAAAAATCATCTCCAATTTTCATTGATGCAACATTTCCTTTGCTAGCTCTCGTTGTCATGTATTTATCTTTTGCAACGAATGCCTCTTTATCAAGCTCTAAAATAGTTTTTGCATCAACAGTTCCATAGTCAACTTTATAACGATTAACCGTCCTATAATTATATTTTAGATCATTCCATTGTACTACATTTTTGTATTTCAAATCTTGAAATTTAGATAGTGACGAAGGCATATTTTCTTTGCCTAAGACATTAATATAACTTTGATACTGTTTCCTATCATTCGACAAATTCTTTGTCTTTTTCATAAAAGTATCAACAGTATCTACACCATGTGTCTCTTGCTGCCTTTTTAACCACTGATCATAATTTTCTTTAACGTCAACAACTTCATCTCTACCAGTAACAGGATTGCGTTGTCTTTTCTTCATGGCATCAGTAACACCCTCAATATACGGAATCATATGAGATCGACAATTGGGATGAAGCGGTGGAACATTAACACCAACTTGTGCCTTTGATGTTTCAACAATAC